ATTGATGTAATAATGCTGTTTACTTTGCCGTATTTGTTTGGTTGTATATTTTTATTAACTGATTCATGCATGCTCGTAGGCCGCATAAAAGCCCCTTGTGTAGAAGGATTTGATACGAAGTCCCAACATATCAATTCAAAGTCTTCTTGTACTTCTACTACGCCCTCACTACGTAATTCTTTAACAGAACCTAAACCACGAGATGATATACCTAAAGTAATACCTGCTTTAAAAAGTTCTTTAAGAATTTTACCAGATGGTGTTTCTAGAATTTGTACCGCGCCACATAAATCATCGCCTTTCCACCAAATTTTAAGAACGTTGTGTGAAACGTTATTTAAATTGACTACTGACGATTCTGGATGATCTAATTCACCTAATGCTCTATGTTGGCTAATATATTCTTGTTGATATCTTTTACATTCTCTTTCTAAAATGTTTCTAGGATATATTCTACCGTTTTGATTCTTTGCTCCTGCACGCTGCAAAATTCCTTGTACAACAAAACCACCAGGTACGCCATATGCATCGCCAGATGATTCTGACAATGTTCCCATCGGCTTAAATGGCATATATTCTACGATAAGGTTTTTTGACATACTATTCTCCTAATGCTCTTACTCGTTCTGATATTTTTGTTAATCGTTCTGATATTTTTACTAATGCTTTATCTGCTGCGTTGCCAATTCCCATTCTAGATAAACCTGATTCAGTTTTTAATCTTGAAGTATGGTTAACTAATGTTTCAATTTCTTGAAGTTTTTTTGCTACCTCTTTAATTGTATTTTTAACTTTTTGTTCCGGCGTTAGTTTCGAATCACCTGTTGCAAATGCTCTATATGATTCAATAAGTTGTTCATACTTACGATCCATTGCTTCGTGAACTTGCATATAATTCGATGTTTTTTTAATAGGTGTAGATGTATCCGGTAAATTACCTACACGTGTTGTTGTATCTTTTATATTTGCAGTTCCATATGGTTGGTTGCTAAATTTAACTGGATATTCTTGATCTTTATTTGGCCATTTGTCGTTGACCGTTGAAAATGGAAATTTATCCTGAGACGTTTCTTCTCCAGATTCAGGTTGTTGATATCCTGTTTCTCTCCATTTAAAAGATGGCGGAGTATTTACAGATTCATATTTTATATCTTTACTTTTCCATTTACCTGGTTTAGCAAATGCTGCAGGTGTATTAAAACCAGCAACAGCTCCAGTAGCACTCATTTCATCGAGACCTTCGGGATTGCATTCGGGACAACCAGGTTTACCGCATGTACATGTTTCTTCTAAATCTTGAAACTTGTCTTCAATCTCTTTTAAAAATGATTTCATTAATGCATCTCCTTCAATTCGCGAACTAAATCAAAATAACGTAACAAAGAAAGTATATGAGATTCTTTAATTGTTTTCATGTTTTCAACCGTACAAAGCATTTCAGATAATTTTTGTACTTTGATTTGTGTTGCTTTATCTAAAATATGTTTTGATTGTTGCGCTAAATCTTTTTTGATTGCAGGAATAACAACTTGAACATATTCTTTTAAAGCAGCAGTATCATTTACATGAGTAATGTACTTGTTTAAAAGTTGTTTTTGAGATTCATCTAAACCTGAATATTTCTCGTTAAATTTATCTACAAGTAATTTATATGATAATAAACGTAGATCTTTTGGTTGTGATTCAAATGATTCTAAAACTGGATCTTTTATTGGTTTAACTTTTTCTGTGATCATTGCGTGTTGTAAAATAGCATTTTTACATTCTAACAATTGCTTCGGATTATCAGTTTCGTCATGTTCAAATATCATATTAATAGAAGCTAATACTTTATAGTTATTGATATGCATTTTAGACATATTAGTAAAAACAAATTTTTCAGAAATTTCTTTTACTAAATTATAACGCTGACGTTTTAATACCGTTTGATTTAATTTTGAATGTGTTGATTTTACAGTACGTATATAATCCAATGCTTGTGCTTCACTACGGAATTGCTCTTTTACTAATGCGTTGTAGAGTTGTAATTCTTTCGATAATTCTGTATTTTTGCCGAAATATTTTTTAATAATATCAACTGTTACAGTTTTATTCGAAGACAACGTTTCCGAAGTTAATTTACGCACTAACATTTCAAAAAGAATACCAGTATTCTTATATTTTGAATGTTTTAATTTCTTCATAGGTTTACGACCGTTTATTTTTAATATAAATATAATGTTTCTTACAAAATGTTATTTTCGTCCAATAACGTACCTTTGTCATTAGCATCATTATCTATTTTATTAGATTTTAATGATTCAAATAACATTTTAGATGTTTTATTTTTAGATTTAAGATGTTTTAGTATGTCATGATTTTCTGTCGAAATTGGTCGTACTGTTCTGTCTCTTCTTGCATCCGGTGTAAATGTTGATTTTTGGTTTTCTGGATCAAAGGCTTGTTTTAATTCTTTTCTACCTGTCGGATCCCATCCAAATGCATTTTTATGTTGTCCGGATTTTATTCCTTCTTTTGGTCTTCCGCCTAAATCTTTTTCTTCAACGTCATCACTGCTCATATGCATTGATGCTAAATCGTGTGGCGTTCCAAATGATACTCCGGTGATTGCTGGATCATTTCCTTCTTGTTCAATTTGATTTTGACGGAAACGTAATTTTAAATCTTCAACAATATCATTTCTTTGTTGCAGCCATTGATCTTCTGACATATTAAAGATATATTCATATATGTATTTGTCAGAAACTAATTTACTATCTTTCATTGATGTTGCTAATGTCATCTTTTCAGTCATCAATGCAACTTTTTGTTGATCGTAAATAATTGATGGTGCTGTTAATTCTAATTCAAATCCTACTAAATCTTCGCCTTCATAACCTTGTGCATATAAATGTACAATTGCAATTTTAGTTAATTCTGAAACTACAATTTTTTGAATACGTTCAATTGTTCTAGCAAAACGAATATCCATTGATGCTAAAGTTGTTTTTCCTTCTACACCTTCATCAAAGCCTAAGAATGGTTTAGGAACTTTAAGTGCAGCCATCATTTTGTTTTTAACATATTCAATATCATCCATACCCGTAAAAGTCATACCTGGTAAAGTATCAATACTAGTAGATGATTGACCTCCTCGGACTGGTAAGTAATAATCTTCCAACATGTTGTTAAGATTAAACTTTAAATTGTAATTTCCAGTTTGTGAATCAATATGTGGAATTTTTTTCATTTTATTGATAATTTGTTCCATGAATGAATCAACTTCATTTGGCGGAATATTACCAATATCAATTTTAAAAATACGTTTTTCAGGTGCGCGCATAATTCTGTGAATAAGCATTGCATCTTCTAACATCATTAATTTTTGAAATTCTTTACGAGCTCCTTCTAACATTGATCTACCATATGGTAAGAAGTTAGAATCTGATAACATTCGGAAATGTGCAATTTCAAAAACATCATATGGGAAATTTGGAGAGCCTACATGTTTAAAAGTAATTTTGTATTCACCCGTTACTTCATCATATTCTTCAAAACGTTCAATTTCGTAACTAGAAAATGGTCGAGCATTTAATACTCCAAGTTCATCTGCAATATCCAATTTCAAGAAAAAATCACCATATTTGGTCATGTTACGAATCCAGGTCCATAAATTGAACTCAATATTTAATACATCATAAAATAAATTATAAAGTATTTTTTGGATTTGCGTATTATTTGTTTTAATAGTTAATATATCTCCAAATTGATCAGCTAATGTTGATTCATCTGAATATATATCAAGTGCCGATGATATGATTGGATCTCGGTCCATCATTTCATAGTCAGCATAAAGCTGCATACGATTTTGATGCATATAGTAGTTAGAGTCATATCCACCCATTCCACCAACCATGTGCTTATTAGCACCATGCATTCTAGTATATCTATCAGCAATTTTGCTTTGACCTAGGTTACCTACACCTTGTAAACGATTGGTATCAACCACTCGTAGTTTATCTTTTCCGTACGCACGTACAATTACGTTGGTACTAAATAGATTCTGTAAACGTTTTCTTAGAGACGCCATAATAATATTATTTTTATAATAAATATAACTTGTTACAGAAGCCAGGTTAAATTTTCATCGTGGAAGCCATTATTCCAATTCCAGCCATCGGCATTGTTGTTAGGTTTCCCGGTATAAATTACTGGTTCTGTTTTTTGAAATTGTGACAATGATCGTTTTGTTAATTCAATTCCTTGCTGTCTTAACTTAAGTGTTGTGTCACGTAACCATAACCCGATACAAAATGCCATTACGAGGTCATCATTATATCCCGTTTGAGATTGAGCTTTACCATTTAGCCAAACGAATACAAAAAGTTCTTGTATTAATCGTTTGCTACGAATTACTGGTGTTCGCTCTCGCATATACATTTCCAATGCT